AATAATAAAACAAGTATTAGTCATTAAATCTGTACTAGTCCATCTATCTGCTACTGGTATACCAGCATCTTGTAATATAGTGATAGCACTTGTGCCACCTGTATTCACACCACTACTCGAACCATTATTAAATTGATAAATCCATGCATATCCATTAATGGTATCATCAACTTGTGGGGGTGTTGAATTTGTTGTAAGACTTACAACTTTATTGTTGGCACTGTAATCTCCGGCGCCCAATGTAACTTCTTTACCATTCCAGAATATCTTACCAAAACTCATTGTACCTGAACTTGCTTCAGATAAACTAAAAACATAATACATTGTTTTTTGATCTGTGGTAATTTTAGCATCAGTCATTACTGGTGCAAGAAATCCACTACCATACAATACTGGTAGTTTGTTATTTGTTGCTGGGCCTAATTGAACTCTTGCACCAACGTCATTTGCACCAACGCTACCTTTATTTGCACGATTTGAAACTAATTTACTAATGCCAATTGTTACTAATGTGCGTATGGCAAAAGCCTGCACACTAGCTACTGTAACACTTGCTAGTGCCGCGGATACGAATGCTATTCCTGCTGTAATTAATGCCATATTAAATTCCTATTGCCCAAGTTTCTTCTATTTTCTTATATCCATACTTTTCATAATTTAGTTTACCTAAATCTTTTGTTATGCTTACAGCATATAAGGTTATATCTTTATTTTCCAACAATTCTTTTGCATGGTCATTGTATGCTTTTAATAAGTTAGAAGCTATTCCTTTTCCTTCATATTCTTTGATAGTGTAAAGCATTAGTTCTTTCAATGTTATTTGATTAGGGAACCATGGACTTGCAGATTTCATTCCTATAATCATTCCAACAATATTGTTATCCACTTCAGCCACGTACACAATACCTGCTCCTAATATTAAATGATAAAATAATTTATTAAGATATGTATCATCCAATTCTTTCATTAAACTTTCAGGAAGTTTATTTGCTTCTTGAAATTTATGTATTAATTGTATGACTTGATTTACATCAAATTTATTTGCTAATCTTACATTCATTTGTTAGGCGCCTTCGAAGATTGTTGAATTATTTGTATCTTGTGATACTTGACCTGATTCTGTCGCTGCCTGACTTTGTGTAGTTGCGCCTTGCTTTGGCTCTTGTCCAAAGCTAAATTGTCTATCACTTAAACTTGGTACACGATCCATACTTGTATCAGTTGGATTATATTCTTTCCAACTTTCACTATTTGTTTTTCTTCCAGCAATACGATTTTCCAATACACTCTTAAAACTACTTGCGTTTAATGTAATTGTAAAATTATCATCTTGACCTTGACGTTCTTCGGAAATTTGATAGTTTGTAACAATACCAGTAAATCTTTGAGCATTGCTTGTAAGATTATAATTGTTGTCATAGAAACCTCTAATAATTTCTAATTTACTACCACGAATAAGTGTACCTAGGGCTACAGCCATGTTATTACCATCGATACCACTTATGCTTATACTTGTGTCTGCACTTGTTACACGAATATCACGCGGTTGTACTCCAACTGCGAGTAATTGATAGTTTCAGGTTGATAACTGCTACTGAATGTATAGACATTGTTATTTGCTGTGTTACCGTACTCATTGTAAACTGTTAACTTTACAAACTCTGCGTTGTTTACAAGTGCTTTATTATTAGCTACTGCTGGAATGTTATCCATTATGCTGTCCCCACAAATTCATATAATTCAAAGCTATCACTAAACTCAAGCAATGCATTGTTAGTTGTAGTTGTACCATTACCAACATAGCCACCTGGTATTAACTTGTAAACAGGCATGTTTGGGCAGAACATATTGAACTGACAATTGTTACCAACGATGATACCTTCACCAGCCAATGCACCAGTCAGTATGTTTGGTCTACTTGTTGTGACTACTACAGTTGATCCAGATCCACGCAATACTTGTGTTGTGCTTGTGAATGGGTAAGGATATTCGTTTAATGAACCAATCTGAATCAAATCGTTTGGCTCAAATATTACTGCTGTACTTGCCGCTGTTATACCACTTACATTTAATGTTAATGTTGATCCAACCCAACTAGTAACTGTAATTGTCGCTAGTTCACCACTAGTCATCGCACCACGATATGCAAAGATCCAACCTAGTACAGGCAAATTACTGAATGTAATTATTTGTGGTGTAATTCTATCTAACTTATCTAATGCTTCCATCAAGTCTCTTGCTTGACTATATCTAAAACGATTAGGCATGTCTAATGTAAACTTCCATGGATTCTTTGTAGGAGTTTGACTTACACGAGGAATTTCATTTCGTGTATATTGAATGCCAACTACTTTACGTCTATCAATTTGTAGACTATTACTGTAATTTAATATTGTTTGTAAACCTGACATATTATTCCTTATCTACCATAACTTAATTCTTTTTGTGCCATTTGAACAGAACCAAATAATGTTCTGCGATTTTCGGCAAATAACTGAGCAACTGATTTGCTATCTAGTGCATTGATGTTATTTGTAATGTATGTATTTGTAATTGGAGCATTAACTGCACCAGTAGCAACAGCCTTACTACTCATTTGATTGTTAGGTATGATCTTACCTGCGCCTGGAGGCACAAACAATTCAGGACCTTTCTCACCAACGATATATGGTTGATTACCCTTAACTGGACCACCTTCTGCTCTGAATAAATCAGCAAATATACTTCCGGTGTTACCAAACAAACTACCAAACAGTTTAGTTGCTTGCGCTTTCAATGCCATCTTTGCTAAGTCTTGTATAACACTACGGGCAAAGTCACTGAACTTAAACTTACCAGTATTAACAAAATTATCTATGGCACTGTTCATGTTTTGGAACATACTTGTAGTTGCATTCTGTGCTAATGTAAATGGATCCATACTTCTTGCAATTTGTTCCATTGCTGTTTTAGCACCTAATACACTATCTTGTCTACGAGCAATTTGTACATCATAGGCATCTTGCTCTAATTGTTTACGTGTTGCATAATATTTTGTATCTTCAGACATTCTTAACTGAATATCATCGATGGCAACTTGATTACTTGCGGCTTGTGCTAACTTTAATTCTTTTGTTAAATCAATACGCTTTTTAGCTTCTTCATTCTCTAAAGCCATCAACTTCAATTGTTTTTGATCTTCTAATGTAATAGCAGTACCAAACTGAATTTGTTGACGCATTAGGTCTAAATCTTTTTGACGGCTTGCTAACATTGCGTCTGTACCAATTGCAGTTGTTATTTCTTGCAATCTTAGATTTCGTTGATACTCTGTTTGGTTCAATGCTAATGTAGTAGCTAATTGTTCTTTCTTTAGACCAATTTGTTTTTGTAACTCAGTGATAACAGCTTGATTAGTTCCACGGCCTTTGGCTTGTTCAAGTTGAATCTTATTTTCTAGGTCTTTGATCTCTGTTGCTGTTTTAGCTCTAATGTCTGCATTGCTTTTAACAAAACTACCTAGACTAGATTCCATTCCAATTGTGTCCAATGTAATTTGACGCAATTTATTGGCTTCATCATTCTGCAACTTCATTTGCATTGTTGTTTGCTGTGCAGTAATTCTTGCTTGTTCTCTAGCCTGTTGCACTTCTTTGCTAAATCGACTAGCTGTTGCAACTGCGGGCTTTTTATCCGGCATGTTAGTTCCGGGTGTTGATTCCGGTGTTTCTCCGGTTGCATCACTTAATGCTTTATTCAATCCAACAACTGCGGCTGTAGCGGCAGCCGCACCTGCGGCAATTATAGCCCAACCACGTGGACCACTTAATGCTGTCAATGCAGTTTGAACAACAACAGTACCTTTTAATGCTGTAGTTAATAACTTAATGGCAGATACAATTTCAATTATGGTACCAACTGTTTTAACTGCAAACATTGTTGCAAATACTACACCTAATGTCTTAACTATAGTTTCTGCTCGTTCTAATGATATTCTAAAGTTGTCAGTATCGCCAACCAATGATGCAAAAGTAGTTAGTGCGGCTCTCTGTAAGTTTATGAAGTTAGCATCTATTGCATCCATAATCTCACCAGCTTTTTCAAGTTCAGCTTGGAACTTATTAATATCTTTAGTTGCAAGAATTTCTTGTAATTTCTTTGCTTCAATGTTTCTAAATGCTTTACCAAATATTTCGATGCCGGCTGCTGTTTGTTTTGCGCCAGCATCCATCTCTGATAATTGCTTTATGGCTGTTGTTAGTAATTCTCCGGTACTTAATCTAGTTAAATCATTTAATTCTATGCCAACGCTACTCAGTGCGTCTTGAGCCTTTTCACTACCACTTGCGGCTTGTTCTATGGTAAGATTAAATGTAGTAAGCAACTTACCAACATCTTTAACATCGCCTCCAGCCATTTTAAGACTGTCTGCTAATGCAGCCACTTGACCAACAGCTATACCAGTTGCACCCGCTACATCGCCCATGGCGTCAGCCGCTTGTATAGCATTGGCTATAAACGCACCGAAGCCAATGCTAGCAATTGTAGAGCCTAGACCACCAAGACTATTCTTTAGTTTATCTACTGCTTGCTGACCTTGTACATCAACTTGAATTTTATAATTGTCAATGGTTGCCATTGTTCATCCTTATTTTAATGTAACGCCTAGCTTTTGCTTGACGTAATCTCTTATGTGTTTTATTGTAGGCTCAGTCATACCTTTTGGGGCTTGGTCACTACCACGCATGCCTCTATTAGTCATATGACGACCCTTATCAAGTACATTAGCGTAAGCATAGTCTGCATTGATAGTATTGCCTTGCAATTTGGTACTTTTCTTTGCATTGCCAGACTTAACAGGTGTTACATCTTTGAATTTTGTAAATGCTTCTTTGGCAATATTATTATTGTTCAATGTACCTAACACTTTGTTTAATCTATCAACTATGTTATTTGCCATTTGCTTTCTCCATCATACTCTCTAACTCAGCCTGACTAAACTCATAAACACTAGGATCAATTTTACCAGACGCTTTTTGTTGTTGGTAGTTTTCGTATGTAGCAAGAACATCTGTTATCATAATGTCGTATGTAGTGGCTTGTTGCTCAATCTGACTGGGCAACATACCATACTCTTTAGCCATACGACCTATCATAATCATTTTGGCTGTTCTCCACTCGTCTGGGTTGATGTCTTGCTTTGTGACTTTCCCAAGATTTCACCAATCTTATTAATTGCGGCTGCGGCAATGTCAATGGGTAAGTCTTCATTGGCTTGTAATGCAGGTTTGCCTTGATCGTTAAGAATAAGTTTCTTAATCATCTTGTCTAGTTGTTCATACTGTTGGTCTGAACGAGCATTGAAGAACTCAAAGTATGTACTTAAGCCTACAATGTCATACGTGTGAAATGTGATTGTGTCGCCATACTTCTCAAACAATGCATCATCATCTAATGTGATTTCGATTAGTTTGGGTACACTTGCTAATTCTGTGATTTTCATTTGTTTTTACCTTTAATTTGTTGTATTGTATTTATTCTTTGTCAATCTCATCTTCTAGTAATTGATTTAACAATGCTAGACGAAATTGTTGTTTTGCTTTTAATTGTTTAATTGTTGCCTGCATGTTATCTAACATTGGCATTTGTTTTGCTTCATCAGCAATTAAACTTCTTAGTTTTTCTTCTGTGGTCTTTAACCATACATCATGTTGTTCTTGGGTCATTTGTTCCTCGCTTATAAAAAAAGGGGCACGAAGCCCCTCTTGTATTTGTTTAATTAATTAAACAACACCGCTAGTAATAGCGCCATCAACAGCGATACTCATTGGAGAAATCCATACTGGATTCTCTGGAGCAACTGTTGGTGCCAAACTAGAAATATAACCGGTACCTGTATAATAGTAAGCGCCATTAGCGTTACCATTTAAAAACAATTTCCATGAAATATTTACTTTGTTTTCGCTTAAGCCTGCAACACCATAGAATGGTGCTGTGTTAGCTGTTGCGCCTGCATTACCGAAATATACTGTTCCATCTAGTACCATGTTAGTACTGATTTCATTATCAGCAGGTGTAGTAATCTTATTCATATCTGTTGAACAGAAGTCTGTATAAGAGTAAATGCCTGTTGAGTTTGTAACAGTGATATCTTGTAAGCAAGTAACACTCAAACTGTTTGCGTTAACGTTTGCTATGTTTGCACTAACCAATAGTATTGGCTGTGTGCCTGTTGTGTTTACTGTAATTCTTGCCATTTGATTTCTCCTTAGTTAGGCGTATTAAATTCCATTCTTAGCATTCTGAATGTCCAGGTATGCTTCTCTGCTTGTGTAGGTCCATATGTACGAACTTGGTCAAAATCTCTTTCAAAGTAACCATCCATTAGTTGCACACCATCGTCTTTGATGGCAGTAACTAAGTTTGCAATAATAGCATTGACTGCTGTATTGTATGGATCGTCTTGATATGAAATATATGTTACTCCAAATTCATCGTATGCGTGATATATAGAACCGCAATATTGTATTCCTAGTTGATGAGGATTTCTTTCTACTGTATGAACATCACTCACATAGATACCATATCTTACAACGTCACTTTCACTAGGAAAATCGTCATAGATTGGTATGTTCCATGCTTTAGGTATGTCACGCTTCAACACATCAGTAATTTGAGTTACTGTAACTGTTGGTGCGTTCAATACTGAGTAAATTACTTCAGCCATTAGAAATATCTCCTATCACCGTTGAAATAATCAACGTCTGCTGTCCAATTTTCTTCAAGTTTTGTCGTTGGTCCTTGTGGACTATCCATGTATAAATCATAGAAGTTCATCAACTGCAACGCTTTTGTCCATTCGTTATCACAACGTTTTTGTGCAAACTCATAGTTTTGTAAATCAACCTCATTCATGTTAGACACATCGGTTACTAGTGATTCATAGAATACTAATATCGCACCGAATGTGTCTAAGCGAATTAATGTTTGATCGTTTTTAATGAGCAAACTTGGGTTGAAACTTGAGATCAACTGACCATTTGGCAGGTTAGCATAATAGTAAGCACCAAGAACGGTGTCGCAATATTTTTGCCACCATCCAAACTCTAATTTGTAAAGCCACTCTTGTGAAGCAACTTTGAAGTATGGAGCCCAATCAACTTGTAAAGCAGCCGCTCTGCGTTCCGCTGCCGGATCGTAGAACTGAATATCCTCTACTGTTGCGTTTGAGATTCTTTGATATGGTACTGACATATTATATTTTTCCTAGACTATGAGAGAGTAGTTTAGTACTCTCTCTATTCATATTACTGCTGAATGTTAATTGCGCCACCACGACGTAAGTCACCAACGCCAGAACCGAAGTAACCGACACCAGTCAACCAAATTTGCAATCCACCTGGTACTTCACCAGTCTTAAGTTGCAAGCCTTCTTTCATAACAGTGAACAAAGCACTGTCACCGAAGTAAGCACCGATCAAGCATGAAGCTGGAGCAGAACTTAAGAATGCACGTGATTGTGTCTGCAAGAATGTTGTGAACATAACCATACAGCCATATACAGACTCGATACGACCTGTAGATAACAATTCGTTACCAAGAGCAGATAGGTTAGAACCACCTGATTGTGATACTGCACCACCAGTTAACTCAGCCAACAAACGATTCAATGAAGAACCTGTTTGACCTGCAACTGAACCTTCAGCATCACCATTACTATCAAGAATAATAACTGGTGTGCCAGGCATACGTGCAACTTTAAAGTTTTGCTTAACTAAACGAATTAAGTCAAGTACACTGTTTGCACTGAAATTAGCTGTACCACCGGCTGCTGGAGTTACGTTTGTGCCAGACTCTGCAAGTTCCATAGCGCCTAATTGCAAGACACGTGGGAATCCGTCAGCTGCCACTTGTGTATAGAACAAGTTACCAGGAGTTGCTTTGAAGCCTAAGAAAGCCGCTGTAACACGCTGGTCAACCTTCTCAGCAAATGACTCACCTAATTCAGCACCAAGCGTTGCAGCCAATGTGAATGATGTTGTCCAGCCGTAGAAGATATCGAATGCTGTTTGTGCAACTGCTGGAGTTGCTGTAATTGTACCTTGTCCCAATGATGGGTTTTGTACAACTGCATTACCTGTACCAAATGTACCACCAGTGCCGTTAGCATTGTAGTCTTGATACGTGATAGGTGCGAAGTTAGGTACTAAGAATGTTTGACCTTGTGTAGGTGCAACAACGTTAGTCATGTTAACTAGACCATTAGATTCGTGCATTGCACGTAGTGCGAAGTTACTGATAG